GGGCTTGGGACCTTTTGGCTTGCCAGGCAAAGTCATCAAGGGCGCCAAGAGTTTTGATGAAATTTTACAAGGCGTCAAAGCACGCAACAAAGTACAAGCAGATAAACTCAGTAAACTAACACCTACCCAAAAATCTAATATAGCTGGTATCGAAAAAACTATGGATCAACTTAAAGAGCGCTCGGCTAAATTAGGTAATCGGATTGCTAACTTAGAGGATGCAACTTCTAGTGTCGCCAAAAAACAACAAGCCAACCTGATTGCCGAACAACAGAAAATATCAACCCAACTTAACGATTTCCAAGCACAAATTGATGCAATCATAAACTGATGGCTCTAGAACATTTATCTGATAGCGAACTCAAAGAAGCCCTCATGTTGCAAGAGCGCTTGGCCTCGCTCGAACAACAAGACTCTTGTCAGGAATCCTTTATGGATTTTATTAAAAACTTATGGCCTGAATTTATTTGTGGTCGACACCATAAAATCTTTGCCGACAAACTTGAAGCTATCGCCCGTGGTGAGCTGAAACGCTTAATTGTCAATATGCCACCACGACACACTAAAAGTGATGGATTCTGAAGACTATCAGAAGGTTTTTCCTCAAGTTAACCTGTCAGCCGATTCAAAATCAGCAGGACGCTGGGAAACCAATAAAGGTGGCGAGTATTTTGCTGCTGGTGTGGGTGGTGCCATTACGGGTCGTGGCGCCGATTTGTTGATTATTGATGACCCGCACTCTGAGCAAGATGCCCTGTCCTTAACGCAGATGGACGCCTGTTACGAGTGGTACACCTCAGGACCGCGGCAACGTCTGCAACCCAAAGGTGCTATTGTCTTAGTTATGACTAGGTGGAGTAATGTTGATTTAACAGCGAAACTTTTAAATGCCCAAAAAGAACCCTTAGCTGATCAATGGGAAGTCATTGAGTTTCCAGCAATCTTTCCTGAAACCGAAAATCCCCTTTGGCCTGAATACTGGTCTTTGGATGAGTTGCTCAAAGTAAAAGCGTCATTACCAGCAATAAAGTGGAACGCCCAATGGATGCAAACACCAACCGCCGAAGAGGGTTCGATTATCAAGCGAGATTGGTGGCGTAGTTGGGACCACGAAGTTTTACCCCAAGTAAGTTACATTATTCAATCTTACGATACCGCTTACTCGAAAAAGACCACCGCCGACTACAGTGCGATTTCGACTTGGGGCGTATTTCGTCCAAGTGAAGACAGCCCTGATTCTTTAATCTTGTTGGATTGTCAAAAAGGACGTTGGGATTTTCCTGAACTAAAGAACTTAGCTCAGCAAGAATACAATTACTGGAATCCTGATATGATTTTAATCGAAGCTAAAGCTTCGGGTACACCTTTAACGCATGAGCTCCGCCGCATGGGCATACCTGTAGTTAATTATTCGCCTTCACGCGGGCACGATAAACATGCTCGTATGCACTCAGTGGCACCAATCTTTGAATCTGGTTTGGTCTATGCCCCTAGTCGTGACTTCGCTGAAGAAATGATTGAAGAATGTGCCTCTTTTCCCTTTGGTGCACATGATGATTTGTGTGATACAATGACCCAAGCCTTGATGCGTTTCCGTGAGGGTGGTTTAGTATCTTTGGGAGACGATTACGAGGACGAGGACAAAATACCAAGCAGGAGAATATATTACTAAATGGCTATAGAGCGACAAACACCACCACCACCCCCAGAGGATCAAACTAAAACCAAGCTTGTCGATGAACAAGAAGAAGCTTTAGTGGAACTCTTAGGTCTTGCTGAAGAAGGTGATTTCGAAATACAAGAAGATGGGAGTGCAGTTTTAGGAGGCCAAGATGAAGCGCCCGAAGCCGTGCCGTTTGATGGTAATCTGGCCGAAGTTTTAGAAGACGATGTGCTTGGTGGCATCGCTAATGAATTATTTGCAGGGATCGAGAAAGACAAAAGTTCACGTAAAGATTGGGAAAAGACTTATATGGACGGTTTAAAATACCTCGGCATGAAGTTTGATGAAGAACGCTCCGAGCCTTTTGAGGGGGCATCGGGTGTTGTGCATCCACTTTTAGGTGAGGCTGTCACCCAGTTTCAAGCACAAGCTTACAAAGAATTATTTCCAGCAGGCGGTCCCGTCAAAACTCAAGTGATTGGACAATACGATTCGAATATCGAAATGCAAGCACAAAGGGTGCGTGAATTTATGAACTACCAAATCGTCCATGTTATGGAAGAGTACGATGAAGAGCTCGACCAGATGTTGTTTTATCTACCTCTAGCAGGCTCTGCTTTTAAGAAAATATATTACGACGAAACGCTAGGCCGAGCTGTTAGTAAGTTTATTGCTCCTGAAGATTTAATTGTTCCGTACTACACTACTGATCTTGAGTCCTGCCCTCGTATAACAAATGTTGTCAAGATGCCTGAGAATGAAGTTAAAAAACTTCAAGCTTTGGGCTTTTATCGAGATATCAAAGTCGATTACGGTGTCGATAGCCCACAATATTCTGGTATTGAAGAAGAAATAGAAAAACTTACGGGCATGGAGCAAGGTTATGATAATGGTGAGGTTTCTTTGTTGTACGAAGTGCATTGCAACTTAGATCTGCCTGGCTTTGAAGATGTGTCAGCTGAAGGGGAAAAAACAGGCGTCAAATTACCTTATATCGTTACCCTTGATGGTGGTTCCCAACAAATATTATCTATCCGTAGAAATTTCAATAATAACGATCCTTTGCGCAATAAAATAGAATATTTTGTACATTTTAAATTTTTACCAGGTTTGGGTTTTTATGGATTTGGCTTAACACACATGATTGGTGGTCTATCAAAGGCGTCCACGTCGATATTAAGGCAGTTGATAGATGCAGGTACCCTCGCTAACCTACCTGCGGGTTTCAAGACGAGAGGTATTAGAATTAGGGACGAAGACACCCCTATACAGCCTGGAGAGTTTAGAGATGTGGATGCCCCTGGTGGCTCTTTAGCCGATAGCATCCAACCGCTTCCTTTCAAAGAGCCAAGTGGTACTTTGTTAAGCCTTTTAGGTTTGTTGGTAGATTCTGGCCAAAGGTTTGCTTCGATTGCAGAAATTAATACTGGCGCAGGTAATACGCAAGCACCAGTGGGCACAACTTTAGCTCTATTAGAAAGATCAACCAAGGTTTTATCAGCTATACACAAAAGACTACACGCTGGTCAGAAAAAAGAATTTAAATTATTATCTAAAATATTCGCAGATAGCTTGCCCCCTGAATATCCCTACATGACGGCTGATGGCAATCTCCTAGTGAAAGCGCAAGATTTTGATGATCGTGTCGATGTAATTCCAGTCTCTAATCCTGATATTTTTTCAACTACCCAAAGAATTACGATGGCACAAGAAATGATGCAACTTGTGCAATCAAATCCAAGCATACATGGGGCAGGCGGTATTTACGAAGCCTATCGTAGGATGTATTCCGCTCTGGGTATGGATAATATTGATCAGTTATTGGTAGCGCCACCATCAAATGAGCCAAAACCTATGGAAGCAGGTAATGAAAACAACATGCTTTTGATGGGTCAGCCAGCACAAGCTTTCCCCCAACAAAATCACGATGCCCATATTGCATCACACATGAGTTTACTGAATACCCCACCAGTGCAATCCAATGCGCAAGTGCAAGCTTTGATTCATGCACACATTATGCAACATTTACAAATGAAAGCAGAGAATCTTGGATTAGCGCAAATGCCACCAGAAGTAAAAGCACAATACGATCAACTCAATGTGCAAGCACAACAGCTTCCAGCTGGTGAGTCTGATGTTGTAATTCAACAAGGTGCTGATCTTCTGGCACAATTCAGTTCGCCAATTCTATCGGAATTAGTTGCTGATTATACATCGCGAATCAGCGCCCCATCTGATGAAGATCCTGTCGTAACAATCAGAAAACAAGAACTTGCATTACGGGGACAAGAGCTTAGCCTAAATCAACAGCAGTTTTTAGCAGAAGAGGAGCGCAAACGTCAAGACGCAGTACGTCGAGATGAGATTGACCGTGAACGTATAGAGTCGCAAGAAGATATTGCAGATATGCGTGACGCTACTGCACGAGCAAGATTGGAACAACAGCGTCAACTAAAATTGCAAGATATGATTAACAAACGCAATAATTAGTGTAATATTACAAACATGATTAAAAGAACTAAAGCAGAAAACCTTTCACAACCTAAAGTTTTGGATAATAAAAACGGTTATTCCAACAAAGGTAATGTGCCGTACAGCAAAAAAGAAAGTTTTGATGCAAATGTGAATCCGCAACCTGGTATGGGTAAAGGTAAGTCCAGAGGCGTTGGTATTGCAGAGTCAGGTACCAAATTCTCTGGAGTATACTAATTGTCTGTTATTTGGTTACGAGATAAATTGGTTAGACATCTTGAAGAACGTAAACAAGATGTTACAGATACAATATTGGCTGGTGTAAAAGACATCAACCAATATGAATTTCTACGTGGACGCTACAGCTCTCTAGTCGACTTAGAAATGGAACTTAGAGAGCTGCTAGGAAAAGTTATTGAAGATGACGAAAACGACGAACAAGGTGATAGTACCTGACCACGTTGCAAAACAAGTCGAAGCACAAAATAAAGAAACTGGAGAAAAAGTGGATGAGGCTTATGTCCCAGAAGCTTCTAGAGTTTTAGATCCCACATTATTAGATAAATCCATAATAGAGCGCATGCCTCAGCCTACAGGATGGCGCATTTTGATTTTACCTTTTCAAGGCAAAGGCGTTACTAGCGGTGGTATTCATCTAATACAATCACATGTAGATCGAGAAAGTTTAGCAACGGTGTGCGCTTATGTGGTGCGCATGGGTCCTAGTTGTTACAAAGACAAAAAGTTTGAAGGAGAATCCTGGTGTCAGGAAAAACAATGGGTATTGATTGGTCGGTACGCTGGCGCACGATTCAAGTTAGGTGATGATGCCGAGTGCAGAATTATCAACGATGATGAAGTGATTGCTACTATACATGATCCAACCGATATCGTTGCAGTATAGGAGTAAAAATGGCTGAAGAAGCAAAAAACGAAGAAAATATTGAGGAAGGTCAAATAGTAGAAGTTGATGAGCCTCAAACCGAGTCGCAGGAAGTAAGTGAGCCTGAAGTAGAAGCACAAGCTGAAGAGCCTGTAGAAAAAGAAGAAGAAAACCCTGAAGAGTTAGAAGATTATTCTGAGCGTGTGCAAAAAAGAATTTCTAGTCTCACAAGAAGATTGCGCGAAGAGGAGCGTGCTAAAGAATCAGCGCTTACTTATGCACAACAGCTGCAAGAGCAGAACAAACAGTTATCTGTGCGCAGTAACACTTTAGATAGATCCTACTTAACAGAAGCTGAAAACCGACTAAAATCACAAAGGTCACAAGCTACCGCAGCTCTAAAAGCTGCACATGAAGCGCAAGACTATGACAAAGTAGCTCAAGTCCTCCCAGATCGGAAGAGC